ATTATACTATGAAATCCTTGAGAATAGGCTGTCAACTTTATTTATACACCATCAAGATACTGATGGGAAACGCACTCCTGTCAGTATTTTGGCTTACCTCCATATCTTGAACGGATAATCCGTGCCGTATCCTGATAAATAATAGAAAGGAATGTTTCAATGAATATCGCACAAGAAAACGTCTTAAAAAAACTTGTATCAAGCTTTAACGAAACAGGTGTTAATTCGTTTGACACAACATCGTTTACTGCACTTGAAAACGCATGCCTTAAAGAACTCCAAAAAATGGGATATATAGTGATTAGTCAAGATATATTACAAACAGTTTCTTTATCTGACAAATTACTATCATTAATTTCTAAGGCTAATGAATAATCTCATTGAAATGAGCACGGCTTTCTTTGTATGGTGCAAGGATTGACTGTGCTTTTTTAATATCTTCTTCGTTGATATCGCACAGGATATCTAAAAGTCGCATATTATCAATTTTCATTTCTACAAAGCTATCAATACCGTCAGCGGAATATGATATTTTTGTCAGTGCTTTGCTGATATCAATTCCAAGGAATTTAACCCTTGTTGGCTTCCCAGCACTTTCAATGGTAATAACTGGTTGCTTATTCACTTTCTTCACCTCCCCTTATCTCCTTCCAGCAGGGTCTCAATTCCGACACCGAAATATGTAGCGATTTTCTGGAGCTTGTCAATCTTCGGAACACTTCTCCCACTTTTCCAATCTGAAAAAGTAGATTTTGGGATTCCTGTATCAGATGCAACTCTGTAATCAGTGACGCCTAAAGAATCGCGGAGCTGCACATACTTTTTATACAAAATATCACCTCTTTCCTTAACAGACTATTGCTTTTAGTTCGGAAATGTGATATAGTTCAATTGTCAGATTAAAAGATTCACATTTCCGAATCGATTATGAAAATCATATTAATTCGTTTGTTATATTTATGATTTCCTAACCATGTGTAAACTATAGCACGGATTTCATAAATAGTCAAGCGTTTTAATTGTGATTTCATAAATATTTTTTAAGGAGTCCACTATGTACGAAATATTTGCGAAATTACTGGAAGAACGTGGCGTTACAGCTTACAAAGTTTCAAAAGCAACTGGAATTGCTGGCTCTACTTTTTCAGATTGGAAAAATGGAAGAAGCACTCCCAAGCAAGATAAGCTACAGAAAATTGCTGATTATTTCGGCGTGTCTGTTGACTTCTTAATAACAGGAAAGGAGAAAGTTGCCGTTGCACAGGAAGAACACATTGATTTAAAAGCGGAATTTAACCGCATCAAGAAACTGTTGGAAAGCGGGGAAAACGCACCGTTGTACTTTGACGGGCAACCCGCAGATCAGGAGAGCATCAACTTGCTGCTCGATCAGATCAAGATATCCGTTGCGCTTATGGAACGTATGCGCAAAAAATAGGAGAGGTAGAACATGACAGATGCAAAAAGGACAGCCGTTGAGCTATCGAAGAAATACCACACAAATGAACCGTTCGAATTAGCCGAACAGTTGGGGGTATATACACAGGTTGGACCTTTGGGGAAGATATTTGGATGCTGTTTAACCATAGCGGGGCAACGCTTTATATATATCAACAGCGATCTGGATAAACCTACACAGAAGATGGTAGCGGCTCATGAACTGGGCCACGCCGTGATGCACCGGGAAGACTACTTCTTTTTTAACTGGATGAACGATACGACATACCGGAGCCGGGCAGAAATCGAAGCGCATACTTTTGCTGCTGAGTTGCTGGTACCGGACAGCGTTGTGTTAGAGCATCCGGGATTTACATTGAATCAGCTATCCGCATTAACCGGATACGCTGAGGAGTTCTTGAAATTCAAAAGGTTTTAAGGGGGATGTTTGGGATTGCACTACTTTTACGTGGGCCGTTATGGTAAAGGTATCCTTTTTATATTTACTGCTGGGTTTTTCGGCATTGGATGGGTTTCAGACATATCAAAAATTTTGAAAGGGCGATTTGTCGATCAGTACGGTGCCCCGTTGATTGAGTGGTGATCTTATTTAGAAATGATTGAGAAAGATGAAAAGCGAATTTTAGAACGCAAAGAGATTGAAAAGAATAGAGAAATTCAAGAAGAGAACAAAAGAAAATTAAATTATTCTTTTACCATAAAAGATATGGAACAATTTAGTGAAATACCCTTTGAATGGTGCTGGGTAGATACCCTATCATACTCCAACGGCATTGCTTGGTTTATGTTAAACAAGAATAATCAATATATTGCCTTATCTGTTTTGGATTTTATTAACCAGATTTTAGTCAAATCTAAAGCTTATACAGGATTCACAAAAAAAATGTATATTTGCACAGAAAACATAAATTTTGATTTTCCGGTTCCAATGCACAAGGATAGTCTTCCTTGGACATATGTGCAGTGTGTACCTTATACTCCAAAAATGAAACTATCAAAGTATCCGGCAGTTTTACATTTTTGCGAATACGCTACCAAAAAAGAATACTGTGGTTTTGAATCATATGTCTATTGTTCTCTTGGAGAGATATTTTTTATGCAGGATGGGAATATAGGGAAAGCCAATTTAGACATACAACCTTATAAAATCCAAATCAGGCTTCATGGATTAAATTTAATTGTTAAGAGAATTGACAAATTTACCTCAATGGGGAATATTAATATCTACAAATTTAATCCTAAGGAATATAATGCTTTTTGATTTTATTTAATTCTTCAGATTGTTGAGCTAGATGAGCGCCAGATTCAAAAGCTTCTCTTACAGCAGCTTTCATCTGCCGCAGAGGAGAGGGGGCATTCTCAGGAGTGACGATGCTTTCCAGACGCTCAACACGATTTACTAAGTTATTCCATCGTTTTTTTGATATAAACATAAAATACCATCCTTTTTATTTTATCATATCAGAAAAACCTATGGTTATATCACCAATATAAAAAACGCCCGGCGCTACCAACACCAGACGTTTTAGGAGTGTGATATTATCGCAAACCTACACCCGTATAATATCACATTTCCAGGCAGTCACGCAAGATAAAATATGTAAAAATCTGGTGGCTGTATTTTTTATACCCAAAAAGGAGTGTGCGACTATGGCAAAAGCAAAAAAATTACCCTCAGGATCATGGCGTGTACTAGTGTTTGACCACTACGAGCCTGTCTTAAATCCAGACGGAACACCCGTCATGCAAAACGGAAAACCAAAACAAAAAAGAATATATCAGTCCTTTACAGATGATGACCCGTCAATCAAAGGGCGCAAACGGGTCGAATTGGCAGCTGCACAATACATGGCAGAGAAAGATTCGCGTGAAGCGGAAAGGCGCAACCAAGAGGCGAATATGACGCTTAGAGGGGCGGCAGAAAAATATATAGATCTGTGCAGAACATTGAAAAGGTCTCCGTCCACCATAGAAGACTATGAGTGTATCATGCGGAACGGGTTCCAGGATCTTTTTAACATGCGCCTGTGTGACATATCGGAAGATCTACTGCAAAACGCCATAGCCAAAGAAGCACAGAGACCTGTCAACGGAAAGCCGGGTAAGACCCTTACAGCAAAGCGGCTGAAAAATGAATGGGGGTTTGTATCCTCTGTGCTGCACAAATACACAAACATCCGCACCGACAATCTGCAATTACCTACGCCAACGCAAAGAATGGTTGACCTGCCAGATGCAAAAACAGTAATGGATATAGTACGCGGCACCGAAATGGAGCTGCCGGTGCTGCTTGCAATGTGGCTGTCGTTCACAGCATCGGAGATCCGCGGTCTTACAAAATCCAAATCAATTAATGGTGATTACATAACAATAAAAGAGACAGTCATTACCGTAAAAGGAAAAGCTGTAAGAAAAGAGACAGCGAAGAACAACACGAGAAAACGCAAACACAAAATACCGGCTTATATAAAAGGTCTGATCGACAAGGTTCCTGGCGATGTACTGGTGCCGATGACTGACGTTTCACTGCACCACCGCTGGAAACGCTTGCAAAAAAGCTACGGTATAAAAGACCCTATCACGTTTCACGACCTCAGACATCTTAATGCCTCAGTAATGGCCCTGCTGCAGATACCAGACAAATACGCTCAGGAGCGCGGTGGCTGGAAGTCGGATGCTGTCATGAAAAAGGTCTACATGCAGACATTTTCGTCGGAGCGGCAAAAGGTTGATGATAAAATTGACAGCTACTTTGAGAGCATCGTGGGAACCGAAAAAAGCGAAAAAGAATCCATAAAAGAAGTTGTGAACCGGCTGAAAAAAGAAGATCCAGAGGGATGGAAAAAAGCCATTTTAGAAGCTATGCAACACGAAATGCAACACGCGCAATAAAAAATGGCTTAAATAAGCCATTTTTCAAGAGCAGATAACGGGAATCGAACCCGTTAAAGTAAAAACTCACAAACCCGCGAAAACACTGAAATCTAGCATTTATGCGGGTTTGCGAGTTATAAATATTTATCACTTGCTCTATAAATATATCACAAATAATATATTTTTGCTTTCTATGCAACACGAAATGCAACACGACTGCTGCAATGGGTAGATAGGTGGTGCATCCATGCGTTATCTTTCCCAGCGTTATTCCATGCCATATAAGGAATGCAAGGCAGTCCTTACAGATATTGGTACAGAAGAACTGGCTCATCTGGAGATTGTGACGACTATTATAGTACTAATCCTGGATAGTGGAGAGCGCCGTCCTGGTCAGGAGTAAGTACTACTGGTTCAGTTGCCATGCGACCGTCCTGATTCAGGTAGTACCACTTGCCATTGATTGTCTGTAAGCCCTTTAGCATGGCCCCGTCGGAGCCGAGATAGTACCAAGACCCTTTGTATTGATACCAGACATCATGAACCATCATGCCGGCACCGTCGAACCAGTACCAGAGTTCTCCGTCTTTGTACCAGTCATTGGAAACATACTTCCCAGATCCGTCTTTTAAATAGAAGCGCCAGCCGCCATTTTCCTGCTGCCAGCCTTCTATGATCTTCGGCTTTTCCACGGCTGACCAGGTTTTCATAAACTCTTCCGGAGTTTTATAGAGCTTTTTAATCCCACTGGTACCACTTCCCCAGTCTGGAAGTTGAAAATGTGGTTTATCTACAATACTCTTCCAGTTTCCACCCCATTCCAAGCCGATGGATGTGCCGATCGCGCCAACCTTGCTAAAAAATCCATCTGAATCATAATAGGCGCCGCGGCCATCTGCACGATAAATGTCGAAGGCTGTACCCCACTGGTGATAACTGCTGTAACTGCTGCCTGGGGCATTGGTCACGATATTTCCCGGTTTTGTACGCCCCTGAGCATATAAATTATCTTGCTCTGCTTTTGTCCTGAGAGTTTCCCCGATTTTGATCTGCAAGCCTTTGGCGGCACACTTGGAAATCAATTCTGTTGCCAGCTTCTGTAAACGTGGATGGCATAAAGTAATATCTCTCATAATTTCGCCTTTCTTTTGCACCGGTGAAACTTAGTATTTTTCTCCGGTCAACTCCTGATACTCTTCTTCTGTCAGTTTTCCAGCCTGTACCAAAGTTCTAAGTCTATCTTTGTCCCAATATTTTGGATAGTATTTTTCAGCCAGGTTCTTTACACTTAACATATGCGCTCCTCCTTATAAATCGGTTCCTGTCATTACAGCCAAAAAGTCTATGTCAGCTCTATTGTGTTTCACCTGTTCTGTCACTCCTGGTTGGGACAGAATCAGTGTCACAGCCCTGCCCGTTACAGCTTCAGCTTTTACGCTGCCGTCATCGTTATACGTTGTAGGCTGTATCTGTGCATTGTCATTTACGCTCTTGGGATTGCCCAAAACAGTATAGCCATCATACACGGATAATGTCTCCCCAGTGCTATTGATGATTTTTATCTGATCTGTGTTGGCAGCGTTAGAAAAGATGGCAATCAGATCTTCAAGGTTGTCAGCCGACAAAAATGTCAGCTTAAGGCTGTCACTAAACGCATCAAGCCCGTTTACTACTAAATCAAATTCTTTTTTATTTTTTAACTTTAATTTTTCATTCATTCTTTTTTTCCTTTCTTTTTCCTTTGTACTCAACTTGTAAATTCTGTTTACATCTTCCGATTTTTCTTCCACATAGTTGTTCCGCTATATAGTAATTTAAATATAAAAGCTGACGCATATTGTAGTAATGGTAGTGGGGCCACATTAAAAATTCCTGCCAAAAACAGTCGAGACAGTTTCTTTCTTATTGGATTTAAATATGATTCATCAGGTGCAGCTGTTAACATAATTTGCGGGATTCTATCAAAAACATGGGAGTCTGTCGCAAGATACGCTTCTATTAATGGAGATAGCCCCGATAGTGTAACTTTTAATAAAGATACAAGACAGTACGAAGTATACATTAAAGGATTCGCGCTAATAACTGCTATAAATTTATTTAAATGATCATATAATCCATATGGCCTGTCCACGAATACTTGTATTATCCGAAACATTAGTTCCGTTTTTCTGTAATCCCACAGCTCCGTTACTTTGTATGCATAGCCTGTATTCGTTAGCAATATTTAGGTCATCAGAACTGGATACAGGAGCCCATATACCAGACAATATTTTTGGATAAAATCCAGATGGAATACGATCTGATGATGTCCATATTGCATTGCAGTATTGTAATACGCAAATATTCCCGTATACTTCAAGTATGGGGTTTGATAACTGGGAATTAATGCTATAATATTTCCGCGTTAAATTACTATCTAGCTGATCAATGCTCTGGTTCATGGCGTAGGCCAGTGCCGCAGAAACACCTTTAGTCGCGTCATTAGTCTGCACACTTACCAGATCGCTGATTTTAAGTAGCTTAGTGGCAGCCTGATCTACTACCCAATCTATCAAATCCTGTGCAGAAACTGTACCGCCCACTTCTCCAAGCACTCCGCTGGTATCCTCTGCCTGTACTGATGCCAGGGCTGTAGGGTTAAAGCCTTTTGCCATCAGCTGATAATTAATGTGATCATCTGTAGGTGTGATGCCTTGTACAGTCTTCAAGGTAATATACGTACTGTTTTCATACATTACCATTGTAAGTTGTTCATATGCTGTTTCCGGATTGTATTCTCCACCATTGGTAAGCATCCACTTACCAAGATCTGTTGTGCTTGCCACTATGCCACCTCCACTAATACATGGTTATTTTCAACTTTAACTGTTACTGTTTTTCCTTGTTTGCACATCAAATGCCCTGTTGATGCATCCAGATAAAACTCCGGTAAGATCAGATTTGCATATGTCCCAGCCTTTTCAGCTTCTTCTTTCGCCTTTTCGCTATAATATTTGCTGTTATCAGTATCTTCCCCTGTTCTGGAACCAGTACCACCCACAGCATAGCTTATAGATGATTTATTATATGCCTCTGCCTCTTGCGCTGCTGTCTGAGCATCAAGCATATACTGCCGTAAAGTCTTCTGCAATGTAGGCTCTAGCTTATCTGCTGTTATTGACCCGTCTACCACATTTGCAGATATAGTCGTTCCATCCAGGTTCATTGCAATAGTCGCTGTACTGGAAACGTTATAAACAAAACGCTGGAAGCTGATCTTCTTTATGGTTCCGTCCTGCTGGACCAGTACGAGATTACCGTCTTCGTCCAGATCAAGCTTCGTTGGCATCATCTCAATAGGAAAATCTACCGTTTCTACAGTGCCATCCTTATGTGTTACAGTTACAATCCAAGTGGATGTGTCAACTTCCCATCCAGTTATAAATTTGGCCGCATCCGATGCTTCCAGTTTGTCCTGGGATAGGCCAAGGATATATTGCGCACATTGCAGGATACCATTATCCATATGGCGCAGATTTGTCTTGCCAACTGGTGTGGATGTGTCCGGGTAGTTCACCCAGCCTATAATGCTATAAAACAGCTCACTCAGCTTCATTCTTTGCTTCCTTTCCGGACTGCTGTGGTTTTTCCGGGATTTCTTTAACGATTCCACTGTCAAGGATAGCCGCAGCCTGTGCCATAAGCTTTATATTGTCAAATCCTTTTACAGCCACCATATTAAGTAGTGCTGTTAAAAGCTGGATATCCTCTTTTTTGTACTCTACCTTAGCCATGATCAACCTCCACTCTCCGCAGGATAAATTGCAATGCCTTTACTATCACCGGGATGTAATTTATGTACGGGATGGAATAATATTTACCATTTTTAGTATACAATGGCATTTCCGTGCCCAGATCTGCACACATTTTTTTTACTTCCTGTGCAATAAATCCCAGGCTTTCCGCATCGTTTACATTCAGTGCATAGGCTACCGGCCGCAGCCCTTTTATCACTTCTACAGCAAGCTTTTCATGAACATCTCTGATGTCATGTTTTAATCTTATGTCTGACCAGGTTTCCCCAGCCATTGATGAATAAACGCTTACACAGCTTATTCGATTAGCATCGATATTTTGGCAGTTAATCGCTCCTGAAAAATCCGCTCCTGAATTAAATACCGCATTACCTCCAACTTCCAGATGGTTTGTGTAAATCGTACTCGCACCGATTGAACTCGTATTCGCAGTTCCATCAATTTCTGCACCGGTAATCTTCAGTTTTCCATTTGCCAATGTAATACTTCCATCATTGGTTTTGAAACTGTTCGCCACCACATCACCTGTAAATGATCCGCTGCTTGCTGTCAGTTTACCGTCTGCCGTCATAGAGGAATATGTGGAACTCCAGCTAAAACGATTCCCTTTTATGCTGATCCCACCGGTTTCCACCGAAAGCTGATTTGATACGTCTCCCTGGCTGACTTTCAGTTCAATCTTATCACTGACTACGTTAATAGCTGATCTCAGTTCTGCTTCCTGACCGGTAGCTCTCGTAACTTCCAGGGAAATCTGATTAGCCATCTGGATAAACTTGGAATTGGTTCCCTCTTCCAGATTGGTAAGTTCATTTGATATTTCTTCTACAGATCGCTTAAGAATAGCAGATAAGCCTTTTATCTGTATCAATTCACTTTCAATGCTAAAAGGTCTTGATAATTCCTGACTTCCAGTGCTTTCATAGCTGTCCATAGCTCCCTGAATGCCCGTAAAGGTTCTTTTCATCACAAGGGTATTAACTATCCCGTCTGTAGTCTCCAGACTGATCCTATCCCCTATTTCAATCCACGGGGAACCGTTTGTAGATATGGTTGCGGGCTGGTATTCCAGACCGTTTACGACGTTTTTAATGTTATTGGCAATTCCTATCATCTCTGATGTGGTCTTGCCATATACCAGCATGTTTCCTTCAATGATATAAACATTTTGACCGTCTCCTGTGCTGGTTCCGCCTATGTCCCCTTCTTCCTGACGGATCTGTACGGTATCTATATCTGGAACTGTGTACTCTTCACTCTCGGCATTCTGATAGATTGTGATCCGCGCGGATATATCCTCTTTTTCCGGAAGTGCGATATACCGCAGTTCCCCGTTCTTATTGATGTTTCCAAATACTCCATTGATCTGGCAGATCTGCTGCAGTACTTCCCGCCCTTTCAAAGCTGTAGGATTTATGGTCTTTTCTACCTGCATTTCATCATTAACAAGAACTGCATTTTCTTCCCGCACACCTACAAATGAACAGAGTGATTTACGAAATGCTTTTAATGTCATTGGAAAACTCAATGCATTATACCAACCGGACACATCTACATCAAAACGCTGCATCCTGTCATAGGCTATTATCTTTCTGGTATTCTTGTCTTCCTGCTTGGGTGTAGACTCTACTTTAAACAAGCCCAGGACCATGTTATAGCCACCAAATAACTCTGTAGCCATAAATTCGCGGCCTGAAATACTCTGGGTCAGTCCCGTTACTGTGATTTCAAACTGGGCTGCCTCACACGATCCAAAGCTTAGATCTTCGTCTGAACACAGGCTTTCTGTAATGGCAAGGGAATCTGTTACTATCTGATCATCTTCTATGGAAAAATCCACAGCGTCCGCAGACATTTCAGAAGGATATAAATCCTCTGAAGGATACAGTGTTTCAGACGGGTATAGAGCATGATATTCTTCTTTAAAAAAAGTCAGCTTAAGACTTTTTCCACCATATTCGTTAAACAGGTCTTTATAAACCTGATCGATCTCTATCATCTGCTCCGCTCCTTAATACTGGATCATTTCAATGGTTACTTTCTCATAGTACATTTCACCGGTGTCATTGTCTGCTATGTGGTCAATAGCAAACTCTGTATCTGGGATATAAAAAGAACCGGTGCCATATACACATGTATCTAAATTCCAGTAGGTCACTCTGTACTTCTTTTGAGTAGCATCCTGCAGACCATTGGCCTTAATAGAATTAAACAGATCCTTTTCCCTCTGGGATAATGGTCTCAATTCCAGATTAAGAGTTGTTTTGAAATTAGGAGATGTCACCCTCTGCAAGGACTCATTATTATCTCTCCATGCCTTTTTCTCTATTCGCTGGTCCGGTGTTGACCTGTACCGGGTAAGGAAACTGTTTGGGAGCTGTGTGTTCCCAAACATTACCAGATAACCTCTATAGTCTTTCTGCATGCCTTACCTCCTACACTAAGACAGGATTTTTTCCCGTCCTTTTCTTTTCCTGACGGACAAATTTAACAGTAGATGCGCCCATTTCTTTTCCATCCAGATAGATGTATCCTACAATATCGCCACCACCCAAGCCGCCGGATTCCTGTAATGCTTCCTTAAGGGCCTGCTTCATGGTAGACAGCGGGGATACAACTTCCGTTTCCTTTTTGTTATCGCCCAGGATAGCCGCAAATTCACCGGCACGTGGCGGTACTACTGTTCCTGATGCAAGACGTGGAAGTCTAACTGTAGATATATCAAATCCAAAATGCTGACCACCGGCAACCGGTGACCATTCCGGGATATCAAAGCTGATTTTATTTAATCCGCTGATAATGCTATTAACGGCGATTTCAACAAGCGCCACAATTCCATTAAAGACGCTCTTGAAAATGTCTTTAATGCCATTCAGCGCCGTTTCTATATCCAAAGTAAGTACGCCCTGGATAAATTCAAGCAGCCCAGTTAAAACGCCTGTAACGCCTTCTCCTACAGCACCTACCACTGACAAGAATGTATTAAAAAATCCTCCTATGTTCTCAATAGCATTGCCTATTAATGGTGCAAATGTCTGCACAATCCAATCCAATAAGGGCATTAATAATTGATTCCATGCGGCAGTCAATGTATCTGCCAATTGTCCAACCATATCCGCAAAGCTGCTGAAAAACGGCTGTAAATACTGATTTTTTACTTCTGTAAATTTATCAGCCACCTTCTGCAAAGCTGGTAAAATGTACGTATTAAAAGCTGTCAATGCGCTTCCATATATCTTCGTAAATCCTTCTGCAAATGCGTCAAACATTGGAGCTATATGTTCGTCATAGGCCTGATTTATTTCATCCAATGCCACTGTAAACACATCTTTAATGTCACCCATGACCTGAGCAACAACGCCTAATATATTATCCAAAGCATTTTTGAACTCATCCTTGTTGTTTATAAATGGGGTAGTGAGCGTATCTAAAAAATCTCGACCTGTTTTGGCAAACAGTTCGCTCAATCCCATAAAAGCATTTGAAAAAAATCCAATCAAATTCGCTGTAAAAGTCTGACCGTTTTCATCTGAGAAAGCGCTAAATACATACGCAAAAGCCTCAGAAAAATTTGCTACAATATCCGATATATCACCAGTTATATCAAACATATCTATGATATATTGTTTGATGCGATCCTGAGCATCTTCTAAGTATTGTGCAAATCCGCCGATCAAATTTGTAGCCAGTGTGACGCCTATAGAAGCAATCGAACCTGCAATGACTCCCAGATCATAAACAACTTTTTCTCCCCAGACTTTAGCAGCGTTCTGAACTTTAGCATCAGAAAAAATGTTACTAAAGCTGTCTTTTATACGCTGTAATCCACTTATGATGGTTGCAAATCTTGAAGTTGTGTCTCCAAGACCTACTTTAAAGCCTTTAGCAAATAGCGCGGCTATATCATTCCATTTCTTCTTTACTGCATCTAATGCCTTTGTCAAAGCGCTGGAAACTGCTACAGTCTCAAACATCTCAGATGGAGATACTCCGCCACTACCTCCGCCATTTCCAGAAGAACTATCATCTTTTTTTACATTTAGCTTATCAAATGCGGCCAGCTCTTCTTTGGCGTCTTTTGCAGCGCTTCCAGTCTTTTTTAGTGACTTCGCATAATCCTGCTGAACCTTGGTAGCCTTGACTACAGTACTTTTCCCTGTCAAAGCCGCCATAAACTGAGCGATTGCCGTAACCGCAGTGTTGAGAAGTCCAATCAAGTAATTTAAATCTGGAGCCACCGCTGACAAAATAGGGGCAAACGCTGTTGCAAAGCTGTTCTTTAGCTGAGTAAGTGACGACATCAAACTAGAGATATCTTTATTTGTGTTTCCAGAGTACTGGGCCAAATTCTTAAAGCCATCAACTAAAGCGCCTCTTATCTTGCTAAATAGCGCATATAGCGATCGAATGCCTAATCCATATTTAATCAGATTTTTCAAACTCAGCGCAGTGGAGTTCGCATTCTTGCCAATTTTTTTAATTCCATCTGCAGCTTTTTGTGTCATGCCTCCCGCAAGCCTTTTTACGTTGTTATTTAAGGCTGACATTCTTTTTTGTGCATTATCAATGCCATTGCTATAGTTAGACGTTGATCCCGCTGCATTCTCCAAGATACCGCCATACTCCTGCACCTTCTGTTTTAGAGACATAAAGGATGTATTCAGCCGGTTATTTGTATCCTCAAGCTTTTGCTGTTCAGCTTCCAGCTGGGCTGCTGCCTTCTGAGCGGCAGGTGTATCCGCCCCAGAAGTAAATGCACCGCCACTTTTTTCAAGATCTTCTTTTTCGGCCTTTGCGTACTCAAGGGTCTTTTTCAGCTGTTCAATTTCGTATTGCATGCCAGCATAAGCTTTGCTGTTCGTTTTGCCTCCGGTGTTTACAAATTTTTCCTGACGTTCAGTCAACGCCGCAAGCTTTTTTTCTGTTTCGTCAATTTGTTTTTGGATCGCTTTATACTCTTCCGTTGGAATCTTCTGGTTGTTAAACTCTTCAACTTTTTGCTTTAAAGCTTCAACCTTTTTTTCCTGAGCTGCATACTGAGCATTCAGCTTCGAGAAAGCATCCAGTTGCTTCTGAAGTGCGATCTTGGCTTTATCTCCTACATTACTGACTGTTTTGGCCATACGTTTGGCAGCCAGCTCTATGTCTTTGGATCCAGCCTTAAAGCCATCATCTGCTATGGTTGTATCGATAACTATTGTTCCATCTGCCTGCACGCTTACGCCTCCTTACAGCCATTTTTCAAGGTTCTCAATCTCTTTTTTCTGTTCTTCGCTCTGCACAGTTGGGAGTTTTACCAGATCGCTGTTTTCCCGCTCAAACTCTCTTTCCCATTTTTCCAGCTTTTTATGCTTAGCTTTTTTTTGACGTATGGACAGTACTTGTGAAAAAAGTCCGTCCTCAACCTCCATAAAAAAGCCCAGGAACGTCCACCAGTGTATGTATTTTTCAGCGCGCAATTCTTTTCCAGCCACTTTATTAACCGCTGGCATGATCATAGCCGCATCATACTGCCAGTCAATAAGCTTTTTCTGTGGCTTTTTCTTGTCCGAGTCTATTCCGCCATCAATAAAGGCAACGGCTTTTTTGCACGCTTCTTCGTAGCAGTGCACTGGGATTTTATCCGCGTCTATATACAAGATCTGGTACATAACTTCTTGCTTTTCATAGTCGCTTAAGTCTGGATCCGCACAGGCAATGAGGATATCCAGTACGGCGCGAAAATCCGACTGGATATCATACTCAATGCCATCGATATTTAGCGATTTCGGGAGATTATAACCTATCATTTTTTATACTTCTCTGTGTACTTCTTCACCTTTGCGCTGGTTTTACGGATTCGCACATCCAGTTCTTTTTCAATAAATGATGCCAGTACATTCATGACATACTCACATAAGAGAGTACCGTCTGGGCGTGGTGTGAAAGGATTTACACCTGCAAAAAGATCCGCTGCAGCATGAGTATTTAGCAGATAATCAAACAGCTCTGATACCTTATCGGATGCCGCATACAATTTGCCTATGTCATCCCCTTCCGGAAGCTGAATATTTTCAAATTCTGCCGCAACCTTTTCATATCTTCTTACAATGTCCAAATCCGCAGGGTTCCAGTAAAATCCGCCTGTCACATTTCCTTTGCTGTCAACAATATCGATCCACTCCCGGTTATCCAGTACCAACTGTTTTCCCATTTAAATCTCCTTTAACCTAAATCTGATGGTGTGAATGTTTTCTTGCTTACATCCCATGTACCTTTAACCCTGTTTCCAGCTTTGTACACAGTAAATGGAGTCTGTATGCCGGATGTATCGCCGCCTACACTGTTCGGGATTAAGTAAACATCTTCTCTATAAGCCCATACTGCAGTAGGCGCAGCATCCTCGGTTAATCCTGGCTTTAACAGCACATCAACCATAGTGGTCTTGCACTTATCGCCTGTGGCTCTTGTATTGGCCAGATCCATGATCTTGTTGCTGAGCGTATCGTCATATTCTTCGTAGTAAAAAGGATCTACATCTGACTGTACTTCATAGCCTGAATGCTGCACTGACTGTTCGCCTAAGATGTTTTTTGTAATCTCAACATCAGGGTTCAGCTCTTCATTGTACTCTTCCAGGTTTTTTCCGATTCTTACATAAGTCGGAGTTGATGTGCTAAAAGCTGCGTCAATGTAATGCGCCAAGTACTTACGTTCAATCATGCTATTATTTCCTTTCTATGGTTAAAATTCTATGTCATTTGTATACTGAACTGTTACCGGCAGTACCCAATCCTGTACTGCGTTTTCATTTGGCTCCAGTCCGTATGAGTTATCGCGAGTGATTCGTTTTATAACCCGGCCTTCTGACAATGCCGGGAAAGTCGTAAGACGCGTTTGAGCACCATTTATTACTACCGGTTCATGGCACAGCCACTTCCCAAGAGTGTCGAGGAACTCTTGGGCGCTAAGCTTTAGCCTCTCTTTATTTGAGGCCGTCCGGTATACAACATAAAACGGGTACTGGCACTTTTGATGCCTGCCGCCGCATACGTCTTCAGTTTCGGCGTACACCAATGCGCCGTTATCAGCCGAAAAGGCTAATCCAGAGTCTTTAGTAAGCTCTTCAAATTTAATGATTTCACCATCCTTAAGACCTGGATATTGATTTAAAAGCGATTTAACGGCACGTGTCAAAATCTCATACCCGCTGGCATCCATGCCGATTGGCTTACTATCCATGTTTTCCTCCTCCGGCTATGCGTTTAACGTCTTTAATCCATGTCTTTCCGTCCGCTTCTTTTGCAGCATCAAACCAGTGATCTTGCGCTTTAGGATGTGCCTGATGCGTGTAAGATATGTTTTCTCGCGCATTTGTCTTGCCAGTGTATTCACTCACAAGCACCTTCCGCGCTCCACGCCTCGCCCTAGGTGATCCGGTCTTTTCGTCAACCATGACTTTACCCTCGTACAGGTATCTGCCTTGTGGTCCATAAGCAGCAAATACTTTTCCTGTTCCCTGTTCCGCAGAACTAGCGGCTCTGGTTGTGTTTATAAAGCTGCCTGTAACCATTGGCATAAAGGGTACCATGCTATTCATTACAGCACCGTCAAGCTGGTATTGTGCCCGCTTGTATTGCGTTTCAAAACGGTCATATCCTATCTTTACGTGTACATCCCCATCAACAACGGAAAAACCCTTAAAATGTCGTGTCTTTGAGCTCATTTACTTACCTAAAATTTCAAAATGAGGGATAACGGTATACGGACCACCTACACTGGTTATCTTGTAAACATTGTCGCGGTTGCTGTTCATGTACTGGTAAAAACCATTGCGGTAGTCACCCTCAGTAACCATGCCGCCAGTCCATTCACCCTGCCAGAAAAAATCCTCTGGCCCGAAGGTGATGCTGTCCGGAAGTTCATCATTGACCTGCGCCGCCCATGCTTTCGGAGTCATCCACGGCACCGCTGCACCGTCTGACCGCTGCACCATCACCTTGTCTCCGTCTGGGGCGTAAGCAATATGCAGCGCGGCATTGTCGGTACTGTCTGGGCCATACTTTTTCAGTATTGCGCCGTGGTCGGTTATCAGGTCAACTCCGGATAAAACATGAGGATACCAGTACGCATCTCCTGTTGTGGCTGATTCGTAATAATTGAAAAGTGTTATAATTTTGCTATAGATATATCTCACCTCGCATTTACGGGAGTTGAAACTGCGTCCACATCGCTCCAACCACGATATCTTCTCTTGGTTATAGTGTTATAGGAAATCCCGGTTATTTCACTCCATTCTGTTAATGTATGTGTTTCCCCATTTACAGTAACGTAAACATTGCCTCTTTTATTGTTGGCTTGCTGTTTCAAAGTTGCCCATCTACAATTTTCAGGACAATAATTTCCATCCACGTTTACTCTATCTATAGTAAGATTTTCAGCATATCCATTTCCTAATGCCCATTCCTTAAAATCAAGGAATGACTTTTCCCATTCTTCGCAAACAGAAATGCCCCTGCCACCATAGTTTTTATAAGATGGCTCTCCAATATAGGAACAGCGTCTACGCATATCTACCCATATAGTGTATAAGCGTGTGTTTCTATCTCCATGAATTTTCTTAGCTTCCGACACTCTATCTTTTTGATAACAGCCGCAACTAAGTGTATTTTTGCGAATCAAATTATTTGAAGCTACAATTACTTCGTTTCCACAATCACATTTACAAAGCCACTGAGATTGCCCCGTTTTATTAACTTTATCAATGGCTATAAGTCTTCCGAATCTTTGATTTGTTAAATTTCTTGTTGGTCTTGGCATAATAAATCCATCTCATTTTAGGAAAAGGACTTAATGCTGTCTCACGACATGTGCCTTTTAATTATTCTTTCTGCGTTGTCTGCTTAATAACCTGATTTACACCAGTAGCCGACAGCCCATTAAACATACCAACCGCAACTGCTGTGATATAATCCGTTGCCGGAAAATCTGGGATAATTCCCATTCCTACTGCTCCGAGAATCCCACCAATAACCGCCATGATTACTGGAATCCATTCATCAGAGATTCTTTTTGATGCTTTACAGCCCATTCCCACGATGTAGCAGATCATAACGATTGCTACGCATGAGCCCAATGTTGATATATCCATTATTTTTCACCTCACATCTGGAATGCCAAATTGTTTGTATGTGCCAGTAAACGAAAACACCTTACCACATTTACAGCAAGTTTCCGTAATCGTACAAGTCTTTTATTTGTCGTTGCATTTTGATTCAGCAGGACTTTTAAATCTGTGTCCGCCAGTTAAAAAGCACATTACTCTATTCATTTCGTTTACACCCCTGCATATAATACTGGTATTCCATCATCCGTCCTTACTCCCATCAGAAGCGGTAACGCTGTCTTTAAGAGTAAGTCGTTCGTTTTCTGCGCATCTCCGGCAGCGGCATATACCGCGCTCCATTCCTTTGCACTCGCCCCGATCTGCTGAGGTGTGGCATAAGAGATGGATTCGCTGCCAGAACTTACAGAGGTTACAATACCTGTTGATTTGCCACCGACATTTGTGTCGGTCACATTTGCGGATGCCTGATTGATAGCATTCTTTTCAGCAAGCTCAATTTGATACATTAATTCAGCCAGTGAGCAGACCGCCTTTTTGATGCGCTTCTGCTGCCGATCATCGGACGGTAATCCGTCTGCCAGCCGGTCAAATGTCAAGCCGTCAATAAAGTCACTTGCCCTCTCAGACATCCTCATAAAATCAGATTCCGGCACGACATTGCCGAAAAATGATTTTTGGTAAAACTCATAATCTACATATGCCATGCCGGAACCTCCTCATTACTGTGCGGTTACAGTCGTATGACCTGCGCTCAGCGCTTTATATGTGCTGTCGCACTCAACTACAGTGATAACCTGGCCGTTGGCCGCTGTGATATCGCTCTTGCCGTCCCATGCGCTCCAGTTTTTCACATTCTGTCCATACTCTACAGTGGTCTCAGAAGATGCCACTTTGTACTTATAGACGTTACCAGCGTTGCCCTTTTCCGGATTAACAGTAATCTTTGTGGTACCGCTGGATGATCCAGCTGTAGACTGTACAGTCAGATCGCCAAGAGTCTGAGATGTCCCAAATGTAATCACAGAAATAGCATCCAGATACTCAGCAAACAGCACCATACCCATGATTGCGAATGCCTCAGATACAGCAGTGCTGTAGTTGCCCTGAGTATGGAAGCCGATCAGATTGGTTTCGCCGGACACTGTATAGGAGAGCCCAGCACGTGCAAAGTCTGAATCGCTCGGATCAACATAGTAAAGAACAATGTTGTCTACCGGTGTAGCGATTACCTTGCCACGCGGGATCTCGCTGTCGGACAGCAGGAACACAGTATTAAATCCCATAAAATCTTTCATATACTGGAATCCGAACTGGTTCTGAATAGTGATATTTGCAGCGCCAAGATACTCATATACATCAAGGATGTTTACAAAGCCTGCAATACCATTCGGAATGGAACGATGCATGTTTTTGAATTTATCCTCAACGCGGCCTTTTGCCATAGCAAGAGCCATCTGGAAAGTGTTCTCGGTAGAGGTAAGGGTACCGGTCTTAAGATAGGTGTAAAATCTTCCGGTTACATCCGTCTGGAGCTGGAAGAGGAACTCTTCATCTGTCATCTCCACAGCCACATCGTAGCCATAAGTCTTGATTGCCTCGATGGATACAGCCTTTGCGTACTTCTCCACATCCATTTCAGCATACTCTTTTTCTTTTACCTCGAATTTGGAGTACGGAATTTCCTCTCCCTCTGCGACCTTACCGCTCTGTAAAGTTCCGGTTGCATATTTGGATTTCAGAGTTGATCCCGGCTCTTTTTTTATCATTCTCAGCACACCAAGAATTTCGGATAAGTGCTCCCAGTTGCGTTCAAATCTGGTTACAAAATCTACCTCTCTCGCGCGTACCTGAATGTTTTCTGTTTTTATAAGATTTGCTTTTGCCATAAAAGTTAAGCCCTTTCTGCCCGTAATTTGGGCGCCAGTCAAATCACTGGATTAACAACGATCACTCAAACAGTGACATGTTGCTTGCAATTGCAGCCTGTCGTTCGCTTGTATCTTTGATGTCCATGATTTCTTTTTTGGTCATCTTTCCACCCGGATGATTATTGCGGGTTATCCCTGTTGTAAATCTCGCCTGGTTCTGCATAGCGGTCTGCTGATCTTCATCAACAAATGCAGACGCATCGTCTTTTTTCATCTGATCCAGCAGATCATTAAGCCCCAGTATCCTTCCATCCTTAAGCTTAAGACCGGCGTCTTTGATGTCTGCCATAACAGCCTTTTTAGCAGACTCGGAAGAGAATTTAACATCTTCCAGTGCAGATTTAAGAGCATCAGCAAAATCTCTTTCATAAATTTTATTGTTAAAATTTTTCTCTGCATCTGCTGCTTTTTGCTTCCATGTGTCGACCTCTGCCTTGACGTTCTCTGGATCAATGCCATCAAAGCTTTTGAGTGTAGCTTCTGCTGTCTCTGCCCGTTCCTTCCAACTGTCACGCTCACTTTCGACCTTTGACAGTGTTTTAGAAACTTCTCCGGCATTCTTGTAATGCTCAGACAATGCTTTTTTTACATCTGCCTTCTTATCTTCCGGGATGTCAATACCAAATGATTTGAGTGTTTCAATAAGTTTCTGCATATCATCCTCCTGGCCGTGTTTATTGACCTGCCGCCGCAGGTAATGGATTAAGCCCGATAGACCACGGGCGGGGTAACTCCGGCAGCCGGATTCGAACCAGCGCTATGAGAGTCAAAGTCTCATGCCTTAACCGCTTGGCAATGCCGAAAGCTGATAGCCGGACTTGAACCGACAACATATTGATTACAAGTCAATTGTTCTTCCATTGAACTATACCAGCAAAATGGACCGCCAGGGACTTGAACCCCGGACCACCCGGTTATGAGCCGGGCGCTCTGACCAGCTGAGCTAGCGGTCCTAAAATGCCTGGCATGATTACATACCAGGCATTTACAAGGGGAAAAGAAAAACTCTGCTTATAGCAGCGGAATCCTCGCTGCGGTCGTAAGCCGCATTAACAGCCTATCAGCTACGAGGTGAAAGGAGGAAATTCAAGGCCAGTCAAAGCACTTGAATTTTGATCTGGCAAGCGCACGCCGGAAATTTCATCCGCTTTTCAACCTCCAGGAATGGCCTGTTTATATTAAGGACGTGCGCGGGAGGTGTGTGATAAAACCATGAAAAGTAACCAATCCTCTTCACATCTACATTCTACCATTTATCTATAAGTACCTTGTCCACACATCTACAGCATATCTCTAAGCTTATCCACATAGCGCTTCACAAGATCGCGTTCTTCGCGGCATTCTGCGTCCTTTGACATATCACCGATTTCTGCCGTAAGCCCATCCAAGTGTTCCTCTAATGCGGCCAGCATTTTACGCTTACAGTCCTCTGATTTGCCGGATCGATAGCTCTGCTTTTGCGTCATGTAATCATCATAAGCATCTCGACCATCGCTCCGGCTGTAATGTCCACGCACATAATGCTCACCACGGCGCATATAGGATGATCCGCGGTCATAATCTGGCATTCGGCCATCAGAAGCGCTATAACGCCCCATGTTATCACGTCCGCGGCGCTCGCTGTAGTCACCTACACGCATCTGTTCCAAAACGGTCATATAATACTCGCCCTTTTTATCCCAATACTCTGTGTTTTTAATGTCTTTATACATATCAATCAGCTTAAAAGCCGTGTCCAGATTGCCGGAGGTGAGGCCTTTTTCAGCAATGTTAGATATCTCATCTTCAATACGTGCACATAAATCTTTAATATCTCTCATCATCCCACCTCCTTATGCTACCCGTGTTACCACAAGATTTGCATTTGCTACGGTGATAGCCTGGGTACTGGTATTCTCTACCGCAACATTAAAGCAGCATCCGCGCGGCACATCAATAAAGATTCCGGCAGATACGTTGTTAAACGCTTCTACCGCGGTCGGTGTGGAAATCATCTGGGACGATAAGACAGGCTCACCGCCGATTGCAATAGCAAGAGAAATTGCTTCCGCTGTTCCTCCAGTCGGCACTGCGATATTCGCAGAAAAGCTAACAAAATAGCGGGCCTTGCACTGATTAGTCATTCCTCTGAGGGTAACAATGCCGCTGCCTTCCCGGTGCTGCACGCATGCGGTTCCTTTTACAGCGGTGTTGGTATACACCACGTTTCCGTTTGCTGCCACTTCCTGAGCGGCAACAGCTAAATATTCAGCCATATTGTTTTCTCCTTTTTCATATCGCAAAAAGGCAGGTCTAAGCCTGCCGATTTGCGTAATACCGGCATTGTGCCGAACATCCAACCATATTGCCGATGTCAGGAATATGGTTGGAAGATACAGATATGATGTTGTTGTCAGCAGTTACAGCCCGTATTGCAGCCGTAATATACGTTCGGGTTCGGCACCTGGTATGCCGGAATCGGTGCCGGATTGATCGCATTAATGAGCTGCTGGGTCTGTGCTGCCATAGCGGTAGTAAGCAATGCACTCTGACGATCCTGAGATGCAGCACGTCTGAGATCATTGTTTTCAGCCTGGAGGGAAGAAATCTTCTCGTTGCACAGGTAGTCCAGAATAGCTCTGGTTCCTGCGTTCTGGCTGTCGATAATGTCTCTGGTGTTGTTGTTCATGGTGTTCTGGAGTGCACAGGTGTTCTGCGCCATGTTGTAATTTACGCCCTGGATTGCTTCCCGGGTCTCGCAGCAGCACTGAGCAAGCTGCGCCTGGAGTGCGTTAGTGTTCTGCATGTTGGCTACAGTGTCGGCGTTAATAGCCTGCTGGATGCCGAAGCCAGTCTGCATGACGTTTGTATTGATGCCGTTGAATCCGGTAAGCATACCGTTATTCATGGCATAGAAGCCATCACACAGGCCGCTGGACAGGCCGTCCAGTTTGCTGATAACTGCCTGGTTGTCAAAGCCACGCTGGATTGCGGAATCGGTGTATGCGCTTCCGGCTGCTCCACCTCCGCCGTTTCCCCAGCCATTGCCACCCCATCCGCAGAAAGCGAAAATGAATAAAACGATGAGCCACCAGACACCGTCTCCGCCAAACATTCCATCATTGTTCCGGTTGTTGGTTCCGGTAGCCGCCGCAATGTCGGCTAAGCTGTAAGTTCCATCCATATTGATATCTCCTTTGATTTATTTACATTCCCGGCCAGGATAATGTACTATTTCATGCCGCCCAGCATCCGTTGAAACTGCTGTGCCATCTGCTGAGCCTGATCAAGCTGCGCCTGTGATATTCTGCCAGACTGCAACATCTTTTGTACCTCAGCTTTTGGGTCTCCCTTAAAGTTTTGCTTAAACTGCGCAAACTGCTGCATCATCTGCATGGGGCCGTTGCCGCCCATCGGCATGCCGCCGAACATTTGGAATAATGGGTTACTCATCTGCTGCCGCACCTCCCTTTGATCTCCGGCTCTCTGGTTTGGCAGTAGAGCCGCCGCTTGCTGGAAACGAATTTATCTTGTCCAGAATCTCATTGTATTTGTCAAAAAGGTCCTGGTACTCTTTACGGGTAACATACATATCATTCATGGCAGCTTCCGGTTGTTTCTGTGGCATTCTGCCGTTTATTTCGTGATACTCAAATACGCGTAAAGGTTGCGGCATGCCGGATACATCCGTTGACTTGATGTAAAACCGCTCCGCTTCGCTGTCCATCAGCAGTACGCATGATCCGGGCGCAACAAGGTAAGACTTTGCCCCAGTCTCTCCCTGCACCCAGAGTATTCCTTGGTTATTTGTCGGTGCCATCGGCTGCGGGACGGGCTGATATTGGTTCATCTGCGCCATACGATCCTGATACGGCTGGTATGGCTGATACATGTTCGGATATGCTGCCATGTTCGATTTCCTCCAATTCTTCCAAAAAGATCAAAATATCGTGGTAATCGGTTTTTATAGGTATCTCTACCTCATCGTCATCGGAAAACATCTTCTTCACGCTTATATTTTGGCATAAAAAATAAGCCCCTGACAGTTCGTCAAAGGCTCAATAAAGTATCTATAAAGTTCCACATATGCGAATGATCTTTGAGTTTACCCGGCGGCTGATCCGCTTCGCGGTGGCAAGGCTCACATTCATGTTTTCTGCGCAGATCTCCATTGGCACGCCTGCGGCTCGGTATTCAAATAAAGCTCTTTCCTCTGGTGTAAAATTCGCAAGTTTCCGGAAGTGGTTTAGCTCCGGCACTGTAAAATCATACACTTTCAAGATGAGATCTATTACCCCTCACTTTCTATCGGCTCATATGGTAGAGCCAGACATCTATTATAAAGATCTTCGCCTGTTCCATTGCCTCCAAGTGTCTTGTATGGACGAAACATATACTCAAGATTGTCTCTGTCTTCCAGTGTACAGTACTTACGTTTTAAGTAAAACGTACACGCCTGATAGAGCCGATCATGGAGAAGTGCCAGAACTCCCGCATTAATAGCATTTGTTCTCGCGCGTTCCGTCTTCAGCTGTTTAGACAGTTTATGATATGCTCCCGAAAGTACTACTGATATAAGGCCAAACAGCCATGATACCCAGTGTGCTGTTATGTACAGTATAATCATTTCCATTGTATACTCCTTAGTTATGATTTTTCTCCCAGTAATATATAGGAATTTCTCCCCCGCTATCCCAGGTATCGTATATATGTCCGTCCTGCACACAAACAACATGGCCATCAATGCAAAGTATGTACGTCCCATGCTGATGCTCCGTGCAAAAATCAGCTACTGTATAGATGTTTTGGATATGATCGTCTATCATATGCCGTCGATATCCCTTTTCTTTTAGATATGCGCCCCATACGTAATTAGCACTTGGCATATCAGACAGCATACAAGCCTTTACCATGATGCCGGAGAAAACCGTCTCCCAGTCCTGCCCTGTTGCCTTACAGATGGCCCGGATAACGCAGTCACCTACGCGCTTACCGGCTGGATTCGGATTGTAATACTCCCACTCAACATCATATTTCATAGCATTATCCTTTCTTCAAATACGCATATCTTTTTGCCGCTCCTCGCGCCTTTGCCGCCTGTTCTCTTCCCCATTTGGCAATTCTGAGGCGGTCATCCAGTAGGCGTAAGTCATTGGCTTTGCAAAAATCATTGTACGCCCGGTTCTGCCTCTGTAAAAGATACGACTTTCGATCTAACTCCTCTTGTAGTTCTATCCTCAGTGCATCATCATTGCAGGTGTCTACAGCCGTTTGCAAGCCCATAACCATTTGCTTTGTCTTTCTGATTCTTCGCTCTAATGCTCGCTGCCTCTGCTCTAACTTTTCCAGCCTCACATTATCCTCTGTCTCTATATCCTTATACGGGTTGTTTACCCCGTCACCGGGTCCAAAGCTGTGGCGGCAGTTCCAGCCACTTAACCCTTCGCCTGTCCCGTATCCAGTCACAGAAAATGGCGGGTATCGTTTATCTTGCCCCGTCCGGCTGTAAAACTGTCCTTGCCACCACAAATGGTTACCTGGATTCTGCCCGCCGTCTCCCGTTCGTGCCCCAATATGTGCCGATACAAGGATTATATCCCACTCCTGTTCCTTCATGCGCTCCATAGATATATCACCGGCCGCCTGGGCGATTCCGGTGCGCACCGCTCGCGCCGTGGCCGTCTCAATCGTGTCTCTATGGCCTGTTGGGTATTTCACAGTTACGCCATTCTGAGCGATAATGTCAACCGCTTCTCTTACTGCCTGTGTGTATGATACAGCGCCGGTCATAACTTTATGATAAGCGTTATCGCACTCGCTTATAAAAAGGCTCTGCGCGGCTTCTGCGGTTGTCCTTGTCATGTTTGACCACTCACCTACAGTCGCTTCGTAATCTCTTTGCAAGATCCGCGTAATTACAGGAGATAGTTCCAATGCTTCCTCTGTAATCCCGGCCGAAGCATACACAGAGTTGTCATACTTAACCGCTTTTATCTCTGCCTCTTCCATCGCCTCGGCTATCTCTTTTTTCTGTAAGTGTGTGTGCTGTGCAATCTCCTGCATGATATCCTGTAAAAGATAACCAGCGTCTTGTAGCACCTGGATACGCCAGCGGTCTGAGGATGTAAATAAATAGTCTTCTCCACGCCCCAAACGAATCATGACTGCTTCTATGAGTCGTCCAATGATATAATTATGCAGTGATGATGCTATAGCTTCACTGCCCTCTGCTACCCTTTTTAGATAATCTGGTGTCAGCATGGTCTTTCACCTACTCTTCATCAAACAGCCTCTTTTCATCTGGCTGGGCTTCTTCAACCATCGCTTTTGCGTCTCCTAAAGCTTTTACTGCCTCAGGTAATGTTTTATATGATCCAAAGTAATATCTCTTCTTGTTTCTTCTAATTTGCACCCTATACGCTCCCTCACTATAATAAATACCCTTATATCCTGTCTTATTGTCTTTTCTTAGTCCCTGGTTTAGACATTGGGTTTCGTTGTCCGCCCAGCGGCAATTATCTGGTTCATAATTTCCATTTACGTCTATTCTGTCGATAGACAAGCCCTCTTTATATCCATTTTTTATAGCCCAGTCAAAGAACTTTTTCGGATCATTTAACCATTCCGTACAGATTTTTATTCCTCTTCCTCCATACTTTTCATAGTTTTTATTTTGGGGATTATTGCATCTCTGCTTCATTCCCTCAAAAACTTTTCCAAGTTTTGTACGAGAATATCCGTTGGTTTTCGCCGCCGATTCTTTTTCATAGTTATAACAGCCACAGCTTAAAGTACTTCCATTTCTTAAATCGCCATGCCTAACGATTGTGATATTTCCACAATCACATTTACATTTCCATCTCCGAATCATTTTGCCTGTTTTACTATAAATTGGTTCGGCTTCTTCCATAACTACAAGCTTTCCATATCTTTCACCTTCAAGATGTAATCTTATCTGATTTTTCATATCATGTTCTCCATTTATACGTATGCACTTATTTACGTATATTGTAGCATATTTTATTCTTTACGTCTATACGTATTTATGGTATATTCATATTAAAGGAGGTGCCATAATGAGTAAAATTAAATTTACGACTACCATAGATGAAAATTTATTGGAACAAATTAAAATTCTTGCAATTAAAGAAAAGTGTTCCGTAGCATCTATTCTTGAAAAATTAATATCTGATTATTTAAAATCTTATTCAGAGGGAAAATAAATCCCTCTTTTTTATTCATCATCAAATAATCCTTTTGCTTGTGTATTTTCTGCTTCTTTTGTCATTGATACCGCCTCATCTTTCGTCATGCCCTCGAACTTGACAAAGTATAACCACGCCGGGGCCTTTCCTTGCATTACGTACTGCCACCAGCGGCTGCGATCAGCTTCGCGATCATAAAGGATATCCCCAAAGTCATAGATGACATCATACGTCCCTACAGGTGATAGGCCGTACAGATCCGCGTACACATTAAGGGCATATACAGTATCATCAAGACACGCTTCCAGTTGATCACGCACATCCTTGATAAACTGGACAGTGCGCTGCTGGTCGGCTTCTACACCTGTTGCCGTCTGGATTCCGGAAGACTCATTAAAAACAAAGTACCCGTTTGCGAATCCGGCCTTGTATCCTATCTGACTTAACAAATGATTGATTCCCTTGATTCTGACATCTGTGTTAAGCTGTGGGTTGATTTCCTGATAAAATTCTTTCTGATCATTGCCAAACACGTTTTTTACATAATGTGGCAATCCCTTTGCATCAGCCGGGCCGCGGTGTTTTATACTCTTTCCGCTTTCGTAAAGCAGACGATCATCGGCCAGAATAATTTTTTGACTGTCAAATATCTCTCCCGCATTCCGGCTGTATGCTATGTCAAGGTCTTTCAGTTCTTCCACGGCTTCGCGGAATATCGGAAGCCCCAGTGGGGACGATATATCTACGTTGTTTGCCTGCGGCGTGCGGAAGATACCGAACATTGGCTTGTCCAGTGGCTCCCCGGATGCCTTAAGAATCGGCGGTGTGTCCTCCAACATATCGGCCCATTTGGTTTGCGTAAGCGGTATCGGGTCTCCCAGACTTTCCTCCGACTTAGAAACGTACGCTCGGTTGCTTACATAGTAAGGATAGATCGTCACACCATCCTGCACCGTCTCAACAAATCTGTGATATTCCAGACGGGTGTACCATTTCTTCCCGGACTGGTACGAATCCTTGAAGATAATGCCGCGCACAGCAAGATTGTCGTAATCAACAAGCAGCACGTCCGCCGGGGTAAATGCATCCAGGCTTGTGCCGTTTGGCTTTAAAAACACCGTACCATATGCACAGCCGTACTCCACCCAGTCTCGAAGCTTTGGATAAACTAAATCTATCTGCTGCTGTAGCCATTCCGCCCGGTCACTGCCTTCCAGGTGTATACCAATTCCAAGAGTTACTAGGCGGGCTGTCTCAGAGCAAAGAGCCTTTGCAAAATTGATAGTCTTAATACCCTCATCATCGTCCAACCACTCCGGCTGACCGTGGTATATCTTCGCACACTGATCTATAGCTTTTTCCATCTCTGGAGATACGATGGATTCCACATCAAAGTCGTTCTCTGCCTGCCGTTTAAAAATCATGTTAAACCACCTTTTTATCGTTGATAATATTCCCACTATGCACTATTCCCCCGTCTCTCCCACAGCGATTCCGTAGCGTAACGGGTCGCATCAATGAGATGGTTATTTTTGTCTGGATATCCGCTTATGACGTTGCCGTCCTTATCCCGCTCGTACTCATACTCTTTAAATTCGTTGCAAGCGTTAGGCGTTCTGTTCGGGTCCATGACAAATTTTTTCCCTTGTAACCACTTCATTGAGTACTCAATGCTGCCAGGTCCTTTATGTGCTGCTCTGGCTGGTAGCCCTGAATCTCTGTAATCCTCAACAGATTTTGGCTCTGCACTATCGCATGTTATAACATAGTCATCATATTTGCGCCGTTTGATTTCGGCGGCTGTCCAGCTGTTCTTTTTCTTGTTTTCATAAATCTCGTCTATGAAATATATGGTTTCGCGCGCCGAATCGTAATATATCCTTACAAAAGCATATTTATCTGGGTACCATCCCCAGTCAACACCTTGATATATGCGATCCATGATTTTGATTTCTTCATCTGTGATAGTGCGCTCTTCGATAAATTCGAAGACGTTGCCGCCGTTTCCGTTCGCTTCACCCATATACTCATTTTCATATGCGCTTGGATTGACCTCTTTTAGATGTTCTGCATCGTTAAGAAATTCCTCTCCCAGCCAGTCATCAGGGACATCTTTGTATGTGCTTCGCATAACAACGGCGCTCGCGTTTTTAAACTCTGCCTCTACAGTATACTTATTGGCCCAGTTGATCTTGCTTCTCGGTGGGTTAAATGATTTAAACTTATATGCTTTGTCGCCGCCACGTATAGCAGACTGCTGGATACTTCTAACTTCTTCCGGTCCGGCAAACTGGTCTAATTCCTCGAACCACACAATACCGATATATCCGAACTTCGGCTTAATTGATTTTATTTTAATCGGATCATCCGCGCCTCGGAAATAGATTTTCTGTCCGGTTGGCTTATACGTAATCTCAAAAGGCGATTGTTTGAATTTAAACTCTGCATCAATGCCAAGCTTTGAGATCGCCCATTGTAGCTGCGCATATACAGAATCTTTTATGGTGTTTCCGACTTTTCGCAGCACAAGCGCATGCATATCAGGATGTTTTTTTATCAGCTCCGGGATAATACATGATATGCAAGACGATTTCGAGGATCCTCGCCCGCCTGGAAGCACATACTCCGTATGCATGCCGCGCCGGATGTCGCGAATCATCGGGTGGAATACATCCGCCACCACATCAAGATCGATGTGATATTCTTTTGCTGCTTTGGCTTCATCTTCTGCCTTCTGCTGTGCTTCTTTTTCCTCTTTTACGGCTATAGCTTTCTCCAAGTCAGACATGGCCTTTAGCTGTTCGGAAAAAGCCGGAGCGAAGCCGAATGAATCTTTTACTTCCCCCCGTGCAATCATGGCACGGCGCTTCTGGATGTCAGCAAGAGACATGGTGTCAGTACCGTTGAGCTTATCCAGTTGATCTTGCTTCTCGGCTATATAGGCTGATACATCAGCATTTTTCAGCAGTCTGTATCCTTCTGCCTCAGGCTTCCTATATCCAGCTTTTCTCGCCGCATCAGTCGCATTCCCGCCATTTTCTATGAAATTTTTTGCGAACGCTTCCCGCTTTGGCGTAAGCCTCATTTACTCACCGTCCTGTCACTACTTCCAACCCTCTAGCGCTTCCCACATTTCTTTCAATACCATAACCGCATCCACCTGTGATGCCGTCCTGATGATTTCATAGTCCTTTGTCTTCCACTTGTCCCGCACATATTGCAGCGTAGGTGTGCTCACGCTGTACATAGTTATCATCCGGTTCTGATCCGCGCTGTAAAACTGGCTTGTGCCTATCTTTGTTACAAACCGCTTTGTGAGCAACGCTCTTTGCAGCTTTCTTTGTATCTGGTTAAGGTTCATACTATCACCCTATTTTCATTTTATTCCAGTGCTAAACAAGGCGTATCACCGTTTTTGCGATGATGCGCCTTGTTGATTACCGTCTTGTTTAAATAGAAATTTATGCAAATCTCAACTGCCCATCTATATCTTCTTCCAAGCGGTCTGTCCGGCAATTCGGCAATCGCTTAGCAACACACAGCTCTTTCAGATTCGCCCTCACCAGTGCCGTAGGTATCGGCGGACAAACTGCATTCCCACAGCGTCGCACCTGTTCGGCCCGGGGATATGCCTTTCCTTCGCAGTCTCGGTCAATTATGTAGTCTGCCGGAAATCCTTGGCACCCATACAACTCCTTCGGCTCCAGCATCCGCAGACCAATATCAACAATCTGGTATTCAGTGCCGTATATAGTTACAAGACCGAATCTATCCTGCGCTGTGATCGTATCAAGCGGCTCTTTTATATCCTGTCCGGTGCCTGATCCATAATACTTTGTCAAAAATGCTCTTACCTCTCCAAAATGTCCATCTCCAGCAGTGATCGTATGCAAAGGTTCCCGCATATCCTGTCCTGTTCCGCTTTTGTAAAACTTGCTGATAAAGGATGTCACAAGACCATAACGATTCGAGCTGTCCACTGTCATGATCGGATCTTCAATGCCCTGCCCGCGGACTTCATCTTTTGTTGTTTCTGAATGGTATTGAATCAGAATCGGCATTTTTATGTCTTCTGATTCGTCCTCGATGATGAACGGATCTGGATTATCCAGCACGAACTTTTTCACCCCTCTCGCGATTCGATCCATCGTCTTTCTGGCAAGTGGGCGCACCGCGCGGATTCCGTATTTCTTTTTGATTTCTTCAGATGTGTCAAAAATACTAGGGCACGGAAGCGAAAAGTCAAGCTGCGTATATGCTCCCACATATGGTAAACGCAATCCTGCGTTCACCTCTGCACAGTCCGCCGGTCCGTGTGTAGGCTTCGGCCATACAATCTCTTTCCCGTCGCATCTTGCGATCAGAAAGAATCGTTTCCGCATGGTCGGCGCACCGTAGTCCGCTGCAATCAGCTCTCGGTACTGCACTTCATAGCCCAAATCCATAAGCTGCTGCACGAACTTATCAAATGTCTTTCCCTGTTTGCTCTTGATTGGATGATGCCCGCGGTTTAATGGTCCCCACGTTTTAAACTCTTCTACGTTTTCCAGCATAATAACTCTCGGCCGAACCAGCCCGGCCCAGCGACAGGCAACCCACGCAAGTCCACGAATAAACTTGTCCTTCGGCTTGCCACCTTTTGCCTTACTAAAATGTTTGCAATCCGGCGAGAACCATGCCAGCCCAACCGGATGCCCTTTACAAGCCTTTACCGGATCCACCTGCCACACATCCTCGCAGTAATGCTCCGTGTACGGATGATTGGCTTTGTGCATCTTAATAGCTTCCTGATCGTGGTTGATGGCAATGTCTACGCAACATCCCGTTGCATCTTCAATTCCGGTGCTTGCCCCGCCGCCTCCTGCAAAATTGTCCACAATAAGTTCTCCGTTAATCATAATTGCTCCTTAGATCTGCACCATTTCCCGGACATTTCTCAACGTCTCCGGTGTAGACTGCGCATAATACATGCTTGTTACCGCCGGGCTTGCATGTCCTAGAATTTCTTGGATGATACCGATATCAACCTTTCTATTTTTTAAATTCATTCCAAGCGTTTTCCTCATTTTATGAGGATATACCGCGCTTTTCACATCCGCTCTCTTTCCAATATCTTTAATTATGACTCTTAAACCGCATACGCTCATTTTATTGTATGGTGCCCTGGTCTGTGGAAACATGTACGGGCTGCTGTCCGTTCTGCTTTCAAGATATTCATTGTAATAGTGCCTTGCATCATCATCAAGGTATAATGTGCGGTATCTACCGCCCTTCTCCCCTTTGATGAGTATATCTCCCGTTTCTGTATTGATCTGGTCGATTCTGATCTCTGAGATTTCTCCAACCCGCGCTCCGGTGCTGCGGAATACCTCAATGATCGCACGCTCTCTTTTTGTGCGGCAAGCGTCACGCATCTGGATAATCTCCGACCGGCTAAAGTAATCAATTGGCTTTAGCGCAATCTTTTTCGCTTCCGTTGCTTCCACAGGATTTTCATCAATGAGTTTTGATTTTCGCATCCATGTGTAAAAAGCCGAAAGGAATCGGCGCTCGTTATTGTATGTGCTGTCCTGTACCTTTTCACTTTTTGTTCCTGGGCGTTTCTCGTACTGTGCCAAATACCACTCCACATCAAATGTATCTACACTGTCCAACGACTTCCCCATCATGTCAGATAACCTTTTTACAGATCGGATATATCCGCTGATTGTCGCAGGACTGAGCCCGCGCTTTTTGATCTTGAAAAGTTCCAGTAAATAGCGGTTTCTTTTTTCTACATCTGTTTTCCACTCTGCTGGAAGAGATGTTATTTCCTGCAAATTTACCTTCGTAAGCTCACTCGATACTACACTATCCAGGATTGCAAGTGTGTCCGAATCAGAAATGTAAATTGACATTGCAACAACGATGTTATCAACGATTTCTCTTTTGGTATTATGGCCCATAGTAATCCTCCCTCTTGCAGAATCTGCAAAGGTCTGATACAATGGACCTAAGCAGATCAGGTAAGTGGCGGTAACATCTTGGCGGGTGTCCACCACTTATTTTTTTGTGTCATTGTCTAGCTCCCTTTATACATGTTTATATTTCCAAAAGCCAAAAAGCTTAAGTCTGTGGTAAAATTCTGCTTTTACTTTCCTCCGGTATCCATAAAAGTCATCTGCCTTTGCCGGAATATCTCTCCCGCGCCGGATCAACGTATAATATCCATCTCCGGTCACCAGACTATCATATGTCTGGATTTCAAGCCCTGGCGCTTTTGATATCGCACAGCCAAATAGTATGATTTTTATCTCAGGATCCGAGCTCCTGCAATATAGGTCAAGTTGTGATTCGTCCTCTTTTGGCACGTTATAGTCAGATAACTTAGCCTCTCTTGTTCTCATCTAATCTCCTTCTTCTTTTTTTGCTGTCAGATATATCGTAGACAAATTATAGCCACTCCGTTTGAGGCGTTTTACAATCTCGTCCCAGTCTTTTAACAAACTTCTCTTTGCTCTGTCTTTTACTGGTTTTTCTTCTTTTTTCTTGCTTACAAGCTTCGAGCATCCCCAGCAGATCCTATAGTAGCCACCTCTAGCTTTTTTTTGCCCGTTACACCAACCTGTCCCGTTGTCGTAGTAGCATGACATTCTTTTCCCCTTTCCGCAGCTATCCGGCGCATGGCTGCTATTACGTATTCCATGCCCGGGTTTGTTTTTTTCCACATGGCTATATCTCCGCTAAATTTCAGTTTTCCATATCAAGCTCTTCGCAAATTTCCTCGTAATACCTCTTTTCATCCGCAAAATGGTCGTACACCATTTCCTCTACCATCATTTTGGCATCATGCTCACACATTTCCTTGCCGGTCAGCAAGTCCCAGTATGTATCGAGCACATTCGATGTTGTAAACCAATCTCCCTCTGAATCTCTAAACAACGCCACTATGACTTTGGGATCATCTCCATGATGCCCGAACACAAGCGTGTGAACCACTGCGCCGGATGGTTCTTTGCTCTCTACCCACTTTTTCATAGTATCCTCCAAATCTTAATATACAAATAACTCAATCAATATCTCCAGAATCGTCATCATTTCAATTTAAGATTTTTCCATAGCTGGTAACATTTCTTACAAGCCAAACCTGGATTTTTTTCTATTTCTTCAGTATCAATATCAGTTGTGAAAAAATCTTGATCTTGCCAATACTTTTCGCACAAAGACGTATTTTTAAAAAAACAGTGATATTTTGCTTTAGGATGAATCCAGTCAACGTTTGTAAGATTACTTTGCTTTACTGGAAGCATCCATTTGTATCTTCTCATATGCTCAGTCCTTCAAATCTTAATTTTAAATATTCTCATAGGTTTTTTCAAAGATATCCGGCTTACACGGATACAGCTCACCGTTGACGCCCTTAATCACATAATCCCATACTGAAACATGGTGAATGCCTTCCAGAGTCTCTATAAAAAGCTCACACGGCGGAGCGTCACAGCTTTCGGAAGCATAATGCATGACGCCCTTTTCGTAAGCTTCAACCGCCCAGTTCGGTACATACCAGTTACCATCACAGTCTTTTAAATCTCCATCGTACTGAAACGCTTCAATAACCACGGGTTTCTTTCTATATTTAGCCATAATATTTCCTCCAAATCCTAATTTAAACATATTCAAACTCATCCAGCTCCACATCTTTTTCACATGCTGGGCAAGTGCAGAAAGCACCATCCAGCCACGATTCTGTATTGTAATCAGCATCCTGAAATAGTATTTCAACATACTGCTTACAGTGTGGGCACTGGAACCGGATATAAGCTGGCTTGCTTATTATCATATAACGTGTACCCATTCCGACCACCTTTCACACCATTTTGTTGACGCCAACAAAATCGATGATTTTACTTCCCGACTTTAATTTTGGGAACATCAGCTCTTAATTTCCTTTGTATGGCTCCGGAAGTGGCATCCAGGCATTCACAAATAAGTCCTGGCTGCTGCAAGTATCGCATCCATCATCATCACCGGCATACCATGCTCCACCACCATCATTATCTTTTTCATACCGTCCGATAATCGGAAGCGTGAAATTCTCAAATGACATCAGGACATATTCATCTTCTTCCGGAAGTCTCTCTTCCACCGGGATCCAGCTATGCTCTTCTATCTGACCTACCAAAAGTGTCATTGCTTTTGCATAATTCTCTACCAAATCTGCTATGCCGTCCGGGCTACAGCCTGTATCTTCATAGTCCTTAAGCTTACACAGCGCCCCATACAGCCTTTCACTTACGTCTTTGGTGATTACCTGGCCCGCTCTAAGCTGCTCCCACCTGACACCCTTCAGACACCAACCAGTTGCCCAGGTCATCCTTTTCTGTTAATCTTTTCATTGTCTTTCCCCTTCCTCACGCAGTCTCTATGCATGTACAATACAGTCCCTCTCTTTGTCTTGATCCACTCTGCATCCCCATTGATCACCTTCTGGCAGATGCAACAGACCGGGACGGATATCTTCTTTGGATCATTCATCGGGTTTCCTCCTCCAAAAGGCTGAACGCTGC